TTGTTAGATGCTTTTCTAATATTTGCCATATCGTCTAATGTTTTGATAAACTTTTTAGGGTCTTTTTCAAATGCGTTGTATATCTGATATGATTCTGCAAATCCAAATAATTCATCAAGAGATTCTTGTTGTGCTCTTGATAGTTTTGGAAATTGTGTAAAGTCTGCAAATGGTTGTGATTCGTTTATTGATTCTTTAATCTTTTGTAGTATCTTTGGGTCTTCACTACCAAACATACCAATTAAAGTATCTTGTATTTCACCTCGTGAGTATTTCATTTGTTTGAATTGTCTTTTGGAATTATCAATTGCTTGAAAGATTGGCCCATATCCTTTTTGTTTCAACAAATTTTTTACGGCTGGTCTCATCTTTTCATTTACTGGTTTGTATCCACCTGCACGAGTAATCTTTTTTAATTTTTCTTTATCTTTTTTTCTTTTACTTCTGAATGCGTAAGGTGTATCGTAGTAAATGCCAGTTCCCATTGGATTTGCTGCACCTGCTGATGCTGTTGTGGATGCTTCATCAACATCTCTTTTATGTCTTTTGACGATTTCCATAACGTGCATTTTAATAAAGTTGGTATCTCTTTCAAAATCCTCACCAATCATTTCAGCGACTCTACCTAATTGAAAAGAAATAATGTTTGTTAATTCTATTCCGTGTTCAACTGGGTCGTGGTCAACTTCTTCACCATTAACAACTTGTTTTTCCATTTCAAAGATGTGGTCCATTTCTTTTGCAGAACTAACGACTAATTCCTTAGCTTCATCACTAAGGTCTTTTTCCATTAATTTTTGGTAAAGAATAACTGCTGACCTGCAAATGTCAAAATGTTTAGTTTTATATCCTAAGATATCAATGTTTTCACCACCACCGAAATGGTCTGGCTTATCATTTTCTTGTTCATTTAGTTCTTGTAAAACAAGATGACGAATAGCTTCTTTTAATTTACTTACTTTGACGCGTCTGGACATTTTTGATTTCCTTAATTAATTCATAATATCTCATCAATGCAACCACGTGTTTATCTTTCACGATTTTTCCTTTTGTAGCGGTGTCAGTATATTCAATAGCTTCTGATAATTTAATCTTAGTAATCTTATCATTTACTCTTGGTAGTAATTTAGTTAGAGCTCTTTTGATTTTTACTACTTCGGAATCAATAAATTCTTTTAATGAATTAGTGTTGGATACATTGTTGATATATTGTTTCAACAAGTTTTTTTGATTTTCATTTAAAGATTTATACTTAGAATTAAACTTATCCACTAATAACTGATAACTTAACAACCTTAAATCTTTATCTTGTTCTTTATAGTTTTCAGTTATTTTGTTAGATTTTTGTATTTTTTTACTATTACTAACAATATGTTCAGTTATAGTGATTACTGAATCTGTTTTTTGAACTGGTCCAAAATCTTCTTTGCCAGTTTCTACACCAAATACTTTATAGATTGAAGCCATAACTTTAAAGTTAGGTATTCTTGTATTAAAGAATTCTTTTATGTCATAATTTTCTTTAATTGTTTTAATTAAATTGTATTTTTCGTTATTTAATCTACGATTAGATAATTTTCTACGACTTTTAATCACTGCTTCAACTAATGTTGCGGCATGCGAATCGTTTTTGTATTTTTTTTCTAATAAAACTTGATAAAGTGCGTATTCTTTACCCAATTCGGTGTTTTTATTAAAGAATTCTTTAAAAATCTTTACCGATTTTGGTTTATTTGAATCGTTCATCACATCAGCCGTTATTTGACGAGACAACAATTCGTAAAGAATAGCAGTGTTCTTTATCTTGTTATGTTTAACATTTAAAGACATTTGAGCTCCAACTATTTTTTACTTTTTATCAATAATAAATATAAAACTTTCAAGAAATGTGTATTTAATCTACATCTTTTTCGTTTTTATATTCATTATATTCTTGTTCAACTTCCTCTACTTTCTGAGTTTCGTTAATTATAGCTTTTGACTTTTTACCCATTGTTTTTTTCAAGGCGTCAAAGTGTGCTAATGCAAGTGGTCTTCTGTTTTTAGTTTGTTTCCCTAATGGGTCACGACCTCTCGCTCCACTATCTTTGAATGGTTTGTTCATCTCTTTTGGACGACCACCTTGTTCATCTTCCGGCCTATCATCTTTTTCTTCATCTGGAAATGGGTCAAATATAGAACCTGCTATGGTGTCCGGTGGTATTTGGGCGTCATCTTGTCCGACTCCCACGGCTGCCATATCACTTGGTGTTCCAATTGCATCTCCTGTTTCCATTGGGTCATTACCTTCCATTTCAATCTGTGAGTGTCTGAATTTCTGTTTTTGGTCCTCAATGATTTGATTCTCAATATCAATCTTTTCTTTATCAGAAAAGTTAAACACATTATCATATACCCAATTGTAAGGTAAAATCTTATCACTAATCATATCACGAGCTAAGTTTACTTTCTGTCCAAACAATTCTATCTTCTCTTGTTCATACATTGTTGAAGGACTTGCTAACTCTAATTCAAAATTAACTAAGTCAGCGTCAGTATATCCTTGTGAATATAAGTGAACAACTGCTATCTTTGTTAATTCAGATATGATAATTCTTTGTATTCTTTCTATGGTTCTGGCAAATCTTACATCTTCTGCTGCGAGTGTTGCTTTACCGCCGACATTTTCATCAAAACCTAAGAATGCTTTTGGAACTCTTAGTGATGCTAATAATTTGTTTTTCAAATATTCAATGTCTTCTGTTGAATCATAGTCAATACCACCTAACTCATTGATTTCCGTTCCACTATCTCCACCTCGAACTGGCATAAAGAAATCTTCTGTTAAGTTTTGTATATTGTATTTAAGATTGTATTCACCTGTTGCTTCATCAATAACTGGTGTTTTCTTCATCTTGTTGATAATTCTTTGCATATAGTTATCAACCTCTGCTGGTGGTATATTACCAATATCAATCTTGAATACTCGTTTGGAAGGTGCTCTCATAATTCTGTGAATTAACATTGCGTCTTCCATAAGTGTTAATTGTTTCCAAATCTTTCTTGTAGATTCAATCATAGATTTACCATAAGGTAAGAAATTACTATCGTTTGCTAATCTAAAATGTGCGATTTGGAAGTTTTCAAATTCTATCTTTCCTTTACCACTTGGCTTTTGGCCGAAATACGGGTGTGCTCCTTCAATACTTTCTAAGTAGAACTTAGTGTAGTAAGGATTTTCAGGGTCTTCTCCCTCAGAACGAACTACTTCATAAGGTGATAATGGAACTACATTAGTAATACCATACTTTTCACTTATATCCAAGTGTAAAAAGAAATCACCATACTTGACCATATTACGAGTCCAAGGCCATAGATTGAACTCAATGTTCATAATGTCATAAAATAAATTGTTTAAAATTTCTTTAATGTTATCGTTATCTGATTTAATTGTGATAACTTGTCCATATTCACCTTTCATAGTTGATTCATCTGAATATATGTCTAATGCAGATGATATGATTGGGTCTGAGTCCATTGATTCATAATCTTTAAACAATGCTAATCTTGCCGCCATAATTTGATGTACGGTTGAATAACCTGTTCCAACTAAATCTAAGTTGTTATGTAGTTTTGTATATCTGTCAACAAGATGACTTTTGACTTGTTTTTGCACTTGGTCCGTATCGGCAATCTTTAATTTTTTACCACCGACATTACGAACAATTACATTTGTTGCAAATAATCGTCTCAGTCTTCCAAATAATGTTGTATCAGCCATTTTTTACCTCACTTTTATAAGAGCCACGTTAGGTCCTCTTTTTCTTTTCCTGTGTCCCAATCCCAACTATCATTTTTCTTGATGTCGTCATTGGTGTATAAACCCTCATTGTCCATCATACGACTGAGAGTTTTCTTTGTTAATTCAACACCTTGTGTTCGTAATCTTAATGCAGTATCACGAACCCAAAGTCCAATAGCAAAAGACATCACAAGGTCATCATTGTATCCTCGCATTGCTTCTGCTCTATTATTAATATAGACGAAAGTCAGTAGTTCATCAATCAAACGATTGGAACGAACCACTACACTTTCCTCTCTAAAAAATTCTTCTAACTTACTAATAATTAGTGGTCTGGTCTTAGAAGTCGTT